TATTTTTGGGAATAATCGCTATGAGTATGCTTATATTGCTGATGAGTATCCTGACGATATTCTTTGGGATGTCAGTAAAATACTTATTGCCTATCTTGATATCGAAGTTGGATCCGAGAACGGATTTCCTGAACCAAGAGATGCAAACGAAGCAATTACAGCTATCAGCATCAAAGTCAAAGATAATTATTTTGTGTTTGGTTGCGGCGATTATATCAAGCACCGTGACGACGTGCACTATGCAAAATGTCACGATGAATCAGATCTCATACGAAGATTCCTTGACCTATGGAGCCGATGGCATCCAGATGTAGTCACTGGTTGGAATGTCGAGCAATTCGATATTCCGTATCTTGCTAATCGTATCATCAAGGTTCTTGGTGAGGATGAAGCCAAGAAACTCTCGCCGTGGAATCGTATTAGTAAACGCGAAACGACGAAGATGAATCGTCCAGTAGAGTTCTATGATATTTCTGGAGTTGCTATTCTAGATTACATTCAACTCTATCGTAAGTTTACTTATTCACAGCAAGAATCTTATCGTCTTGATAACATTGCTCATGTTGAGTTGGGTGAAAAGAAGTTAGATTATTCTGAGTTCGAAACTCTCCATCAACTCTACAAACACGACTATCAGAAATTCATTGAGTATAACATCAAGGACGTCGAACTTGTTGAGAAACTCGGAGACAAGATGAAGTTGATTGAACTTGCGTTGACTCTTGCGTATGATAACAAGGTCAACTATGATGATGTGTTCACGCAGGTTCGTATGTGGGATACGATTATCTACAACTATCTTCTACGAAAGAAGATTGTGATTCCTCAAATTTCTCATAGCACAAAGAGTTCGCAGTACGAAGGCGCATATGTGAAAGATCCCATTTTTGGTATGCACCAATGGGTTGCGTCGTTTGACTTGAACAGTCTGTATCCGCACTTGATCATGCAGTATAACATCTCAATGGAAACTTTTATTGAGCCGAAGTCATATACTGATAATATGCGCGGGTTTATCAGCAACTGTAATATTAATGTGGATAATCTACTCAATCAACAAGTTGATACGAGCATCCTAAAAGATCTTGGTGTTACCGTAACGCCGAATGGTCAGTTGTTTCGCATTCAAGAACAAGGTGTGCTTCCTGAGATTATGGATAGCATGTACAAAGACCGTACACGCTATAAGAAATTAGCAATTGAAGCCAAGAAAAAGATCGAAACTGTTCTTGAAGATAAGAATCAAGTGACATATCTCGAGAAACAAGTTGCGCGATATAATAATCTACAGTCGGCAAAGAAGGTTACTCTAAACTCTGCTTATGGTGCGCTTGGTAATCAATACTTCCGCTTCTTTGATACTCGTATCGCCGAAGGCATTACAACGGCAGGTCAGTTGTCTATTCGTTGGATTGAAAAGAAGATCAATCAATACATGAATAATCTGCTCAAAACTGATGATGTAGATTATGTCATCGCTTCTGATACTGACTCGATTTATTTGAACATGGGTCCGCTAATCAAGAAACTTTACCCAGATACTTCTGACACCAAGAAATTTATCAAGTTTATGGATAAGTTTTGCGATGATAAGATCCAGCCGTTCATTGATGCGTCGTATGAAGAATTAAAAGAATATGTAAATGCGTTTCAACAGCGCATGGAAATGAAGCGTGAGTCTTTGGCTGACAAAGCAATCTGGATCGCTAAGAAAAACTATATTCTCAATGTCTACAATAGCGAAGGCGTGGCATATGTCAAACCTAAACTCAAGATGATGGGCATCTCGGCGATTCGTTCGTCAACTCCATCTGCTTGTCGTGTAAAGATTAAAGAAGCAATCAATATTGTCATAACACAAACTGAAGATGATTTGCATAAATTCATCGAAAAGTTTCGCAGTGAGTTTAAGCAACTCTCTGTTGAAGATATTGCATTCCCAAGATCCGTTAATGGATTAAAAGAGTATGCTGATGCTGCGCATATCTTCAAGAAAGGTACACCGATTCATGTTAAGGGTGCGTTGGTGTACAATAATTTGTTGAGAGAAATGAATCTTACCAAACGATATCAGGAAATCAAGGAAGGCGAAAAGATCAAGTTCATCTATCTGAAACAACCAAACATTTACAATAACAATACTCTTGCGTTCTTGTCTGGTATTCCCAAGCAGTTGGATGCTGAGCAATATATTGATTACGATCTTCAGTTCGAGAAATCATTTCTTGAGCCGCTAGATATTATTCTTTCTTCGATTAATTGGCACGCTGAAAAGATTGAATCACTTGATTGCTTTTTCGTTTGAAATAGTATATAATAGATATATGGTTAACAAGGAGATAACTCATGAGTCTGCTAGATAAACTCAAGAAAAATTCAACAATTAAAGAAACTGCTATCCTTTCGCGTTCAATCTTTTTTGAAGAAAAGGATATGATCCAGACTAGCATCCCTGCAATAAATATTGCGCTTTCTGGTTCTCTTGATGGTGGTTTTACTCCTGGTCTTACAATGTGGGCTGGTCCGAGCAAGCACTTTAAGACTGCGTTCAGTTTGATTATGGCAAAAGCATACCAGGACAAGTATCCTGATGCTATTGTTCTTTTCTACGATTCTGAGTTCGGCACTCCACAGTCATATTTCCAAAACTTCGGTATTGATAAAGAGCGTGTTATCCACACGCCAATCACTGATGTTGAGCAATTGAAGTTTGACATCATGAATCAGCTGACGAACATCGAGCGCGGCGATCGTGTGATGATTCTAATTGACTCGATTGGAAATCTTGCTTCGAAGAAAGAAGTTGAAGATGCGCTAGATCAAAAGTCTGTTGGTGATATGACTCGCGCAAAGCAGATTAAGTCGTTGTTCCGTATGGTCACGCCACACCTTAACCTAAAGGATATCCCAATGGTTGTGGTGAATCACACCTACATGGAAATTGGTATGTTTCCGAAGGCAATCGTCGGTGGTGGTACAGGTTCTTATTATTCGGCTGATAACATTTACATTCTTGGTCGACAGCAGGATAAGGAAGGCACTGACTTGGTTGGATATTCATACATCATTAATGTTGAGAAGTCTCGCTATGTTCGCGAGAAGTCTAAGATTCCTGTCTCAGTTAAGTTTGATGGTGGTGTTAGCAAGTTTTCTGGACTTATGGATATGGCAATTGAATCTGGTCATGTCATCAAACCATCAAATGGTTGGTATTCTCGCGTAAACACTACAACTGGTGAGGTGGAAACTAAGAAGTGGCGATTTACTGACACAGAATCTTCTGACTTCTGGAAAACGATACTCGAAAATGATTCGTTTAAGGATTGGGTACGTGACAACTATTCCTTTGGTTCTGCAGTGACTGTTGAAGAAGAAGAAGATGTTTGAAGATTTAATTGCAAAATTTCAATTTTGGAAAGCAAAGAAGTTCTTAAAGTTTGGTAGAGACTACGATCTTTTTCTAGATCTTTCAAACAAAGATGCTATTGCTATTAAGATACTCAAGAAATATCCTGGTGTCATATTTGAGATTACTGATATTCAAATGAACACTGATAATACAATGTCATGCAATACTTCAATTATCGATAATCCTAATCTTTGTAATGTGGAATCAAATAAGTTTAAGGACTTTACTTCTGCTATATTTCGTAATATAATTAATGATTCGGTGAAACACGCCACAAAGGTAATAGATGAAAACGGAAACATTGATCTTGTCGAATCTGATGCAGAACGAGTCTTTCATGAGGAAGACGCTGCCCTTTCTGAAGAAAGAGTACCTGACCGAAAGCCACGAAAGAAAACTGTTCGAAGAAATAAAAGAGTTCATTCTAAAGTATAACAGTCTGCCACCGAAAGCAGCACTGGAGATTAGTCTAAAAGAATCAACCAAACTCACTGAGATTGAGTTAAGTAAGTCACTCGAACTCTTGAAGGATATTTCGAATGATAAGCCAGAACAAAAACTCGAATGGCTTCTTGACACCACAGAAAAGTTTTGCCAAGAAAAGGCAATCTATAATGCTATCATGGACAGTATTCAGATCCTGGATGGCAAAGATCAAGCACGGGGCAAAGGAAGTATTCCCACTTTGCTATCTGATGCTCTGGGGGTTAGTTTCGATCCTCACATTGGTCATGACTTTTTGGATTGTTACGCTGATCGGTATGATTTCTATCATCGTATCGAGAAAAGAATCCCCTTCGATCTTGAGTATTTCAACAAGATCACTAAAGGTGGATTGCCGCAAAAGACCCTTAACATTGCTCTTGCAGGTACTGGCGTCGGCAAGTCTCTGTTTATGTGTCATGTGGCTGCTAGTTGCTTGGCTCAAAACTATAATGTTCTATACATTACTCTAGAAATGGCTGAAGAGAAGATCGCTGAGCGTATCGATGCGAATATGATGAATGTTTCTATGGATGATCTCATGAACATGCCAAAAGACATGTATGAGAAGCGCATGGGTAAACTAAAGAGTTCTATCAAGGGCAAGTTGATCATTAAGGAATATCCAACTGCGTCAGCAAATCCTGCTCACTTCCGTGCATTGATTAACGACCTTGCTCTGAAGAAAAACTTCCGTCCAGATATTATCTTTATTGACTACCTAAATATTTGTGCATCTGCAAGAATTAAGGCTGGCGCAAATGTCAATTCCTACACATACATCAAAGCAATCGCAGAAGAACTTCGTGGACTCGCCGTCGAGAACAATGTGCCGATTGTCTCCGCAACTCAGACGACAAGGTCGGGCTTTTCGAATTCAGACCCTGGTTTGGAAGACACTTCCGAGTCTTTTGGTTTGCCTGCTACTGCTGACTTCATGTTTGCACTCGTCAGCACAGATGAACTTCAACAAGTAAATCAATTGCTTGTGAAGCAGTTAAAGAATAGATATAATGATCCTAACCTCCATAAAAGATTTGTAATTGGCGTTGATCGATCAAAGATGAAACTATACGATCTTGAACAAAAAGCGCAAGATGCAGTAATGCAGGAAAACAATTCAAAACCAGTCTTTGAACGCAGTCGAAGCACAGATAAGTTTAAGAATCTAAAAGTATGAAAATTATGAAGGATGTGCATAAACGCCAAAAGCAGATTGCTGACTTAATTGATAATTGGGTTGGTGAGAAAAGAATTGCACCTCTGATTTGTAAACTTAACAAACTTTTTAAGAAGGATAAAGTTGTATTTTCTTCTAGTCGATACGATGAAAAATATTATGCAGACTATCCGATAATGGTTTCTGGTTTATACCAGTCTCGTTTTATGGGTATCCCCGACTGCATTTACATCCATCTTAGCCTTCCATCTGATAAATTATCAGTGACCATGACGCCAAAGGGTGCAAAAAAATTGTCAGTCAATGTCACCAAAGTGCTTTTTCATGAGTTGCGACATCGACAACAAAACATCCAGAGAAAGTATCAAATCGCACCCACACCATACAAAGTAAAGGATATAGAACGCGATTATCAGATGATGTATCTGGGTTCGACTGATGAAATAGATGCTTATGCATTCGAAACAAAGTTCGATAATGTTGCACTAAATAAATTACGAAAGGCGCATAAGATTGGCTGGAGAAATTCTGAAGCCATCTTTATGTATCGCAAACAATTTCGGGATCAAGACCCTAAAGTCTGGAAACGATTTCTCAAAAAGGTTTATAAGAATAATGGCAACAAAAAATGAGTTCAATCCAAAATGGTTTGATATGACTGGAGATCCATTGCCATACGCCAAGTATATAAAATTACACCTACACCATATAAAGTGGAAGATGTAGAACGCGATTACAAGATGATGTATCTGGGTTCGACAGATGAAATAGATGCTTATGCATTCGAAACAAAGTTCGATAATGTTGCGCTAAATAAATTACGAAAGGCGCATACGATTGGCTGGAGAAATTCTGAAGCCATCTTTATGTATCGCAAACAATTTCGGGATCAAGATCCTAAAGTTTGGAAACGATTTC